GTTTCCTGGCCGTATGCGTCAACGCTTGAACTCGGCGATTTAAAAGTGACCTGCTGGTGAAAATTAGGCATAACTCAGGAACTCATCACCGATAGTTAATTGATTAACCAACGTCTCGTATGACTTATCAATTCGCTCTGATGTCTTATCGCGGTTTTCTTCTCTGTCGTAATTCAATTCAACATACAGTTTAATTGCTGCTTTAGCTCTTGAATCAATATCAGCAACATCAGACGCACCGCAAACATAGGTAATAACAATATCATCGCGTTTACTGCGTGTATCTGGCCAATCCTCATTATATGCAAGCTGCAAATAACTAGGCTCGCCAACCCGCAAGGAATACTCGCTAGAGGTCCAAGTCTGACTATCACCATTAACATCGACATATACAACCGAAGTAATTGATGAGACAGGTGAACCAGGCAGCAATATTCTGCTCGTGGTGTGATCGAATGAACTAAAATAGAGCGTTCTCGTTTGTGTAAAGAACGCTCTATTTGTTCTCGTCTCTAATGCTTTTCTCGCTTCTGTTATCTTGTCGCCAAGTTCGGTATCGTCTAACGAGTGATCCACACGCAAATGAGCCTTTAACTCAGTCAACGTAACTGGCTCGCTAGACGGTTCAGAAGTGATTAAGCATCTATACATCAAACAACCCGACAAACGCCACCGTTAGCATAAGTTACATCTGTCAAAGCTGCTGCACTGTTCTTTGATAGAATAGCAGTAGCAGAAATAAATCCGCCAGCCGTTCCATCGCCAAACGTTGCAACGATATCGAAGTAACGCTTTTTGCCTCGCAAGTCTACTTGGAAGACGCAAACTTGGTCATCGTCAGTAGCGCTAGGCAAAGCAAGGGTTCCGCCTTTGGTATCAGTTCCGCCGTCAAACGTCGCACCGCTTAAAGCTGCGTGACCTGATCCGGCTGAATCTGACTGGGTTAAACTTAAAGCAGTCAGAGCAATATCAGTTGCCCCAAGTTGCACAACAACCGTTAAATAGCTTGCGCCAAGAGTGTCAATCTCTACGGTAGTAGCAGAACCATCATCGATAATTGCTGCTGGTGGAATGCAAGCCTTAAATCTTGCATGTTGCAATTCGTTCATTATTTCAATTCCTTTTTAAGATGCTGGAGTATTAACTGCGATTAGTGCGCCAGCGGCTGAAGCTGTACCTGCTGAATGAATGTTGATATCAAATCGCTCAGTACCTTTGATAGCGATCTGGTCTTCATCCCAATAACGTTGATCGGTAACGCTCATGGTCATTCCACGACGATCACCGAACAAAGCCGCCATCCGCAAGTCACCGAAGTAAGCCAACGTGGTACTGGCCTGGTCAGCTAATGACGTTGGAAGTACTTGCGTCCAAACCACGGGATAGCCTAAGAATTGCAATCCGTTGCCAGACTCCAATTCACGCGCCGTGTTTCCACCTGCTGCGTTCTTAAGGTTATCCATTGAAGCGTAATAACCAGGCTTCGAAATAAACCATGCTGGCATAAAGTTCTCATAGTGAGGAGTCTTGCCAACAACTGATTCAAAATCAGTCAAGGTTAAATCTGAAAATGCAAGATTTCCAGCCGCTGCGACCATCGTATACTTCGATCCAGCACCTAGAACATTTTTTGCACCTGTTACACCGTTATAGGTACTTGAACCGTCGCCGTTAAATCCTGCGTTATCTTCAGCGTAGGAAAACGCCAAAGCCATTTCACGCGAAACTTCATCAGCCAAGTTAATCATCGAGTCCTCGTTTACCTCATCGCTCATTTTGAGCCATGCCTTCCACTTTCGAGCAATCAGCTCAATCGGGTTGTAGGTTGGTGAGGTGCGAGTTCCAGAGTTTGAAGACTCGTTCGCTGGTGACGTTTCGCCAATTGGGTAAGCAGTCAGACCACCAGTTCGAACATGTACAACCTTACGATCTGAACCCATTGGTTCAGACTTAGCAAAGCGACGGAAAACGCCATAGGATTCAACCAGACGAATAATGGCAGTTTCCATTTCAGTCGGAACAAAGATTCCGCCTTTTTGGTCATCGCCTTCATAAAGAGCTGTGTTTGAAATTCCGTGATTGTCTAGCCACTGCTTAGAGCTTTTGTGGTTAAACAATCCAGCCGCAATGGTTCGACCGGAAACATAAGCAGCTTTGAGCGATTCGCCATCATTCCCAAACGCCTTCAGTTCATGGCGTGGTTTAGCCGTCGCTGGAATGCTAAACCGCTGTGACCCACTCTGGCTGATATGTTCGGCCTGATCGCCCTGGCTAACGTTCTGGTTATTTAGCAAAGCAGCAATTCGACTATTAGCCGTTTCTAGCTTCTGCTTTGCTTCCAGTGCTGATAGTTCGTGACGTGCTTTCTCTAGCTCGTCAGTCTTAGCAAGGATTGCGGTCGCTTCGTCTTCTGTTGCCTTCTCAGCGTCAAACGCCCGAAGGTCTTTCTCAAGTGCATCAATCGACGCTCTTACTTCTTTAATGCCCATTTTGGCCTCCAATGTTTAAGCTGAGGCCAACAAAAAACGGATAGTGGCACTCAACAACTGATTTAAAGTTGCCAAACGCTACTACCCGTTTAGGATTCGCAGTTCAATATCTATAGTCTATGCTTATCGCTCAACTTGTCAAGATAGTTTTTCGTTATCTTGAATCGGCAAAATGTAAACAATTGTTTACAAAATTAAACGAGCGATTTAATCTTTACTTTGGCTTGTAGCTGCTTTCGTCCATTCGGCTTTCGTGTGAATGCTGCGAACTTCGGAATGCTTGCACTTACCATCTCGCTTGGTGCGTGCTTAAAGTTAAACACCTTGTTGTTAATCTGAACTTCAAAGTCAGATTCAGAATCAATCACACTATTCGCGAATCCGTTTTCGACTGCTTCGGTTGCGGTGTACCAAACCTCTTTGTTGAATATCTCTGTGATATCTTCCGCACTCTTGCCGCTTCTGGCTTCGTATGCCTTAGACATTGATTCAGCATGCTTATCCAATACTTCCGCCATTTCCATCATTGCGGTTGAATTGCCAAACGCAAATGACATTGGAGCATGTATCATCATCAACGAATTTTCGTGCATGAGTATTTCATCAGCGGCCATTGGAAAATAGCTTGCTGCCGAAGCTGCGAGCGCGTCAACCACAACCGTCGTTTTCCCTGGATAGGCCTTGATCGTGTTATAGATCGCAAGCCCTGTCCATACGTCGCCACCTGGTGAATTGACGTGTATTTGTACGTCTTTCCCATCTAAAGAATCCAGCCCTTTCTTAAAATCCCCCGCTGTGACTCCACCGAAGAAATCAGCACCAACAACATCGTAGAAATAGATTTTAGATTCTTTTTCGTTAACTTCAAACATTCGTAAATTCCTTTTTAAAACTGGCTGATACTTCGTCACATTTACTAGCTACAATTTGCGGCCAGTCTTCTTTGGGTTGTCCGGAGATAGCACTGTCGATAGATGCTTTTAATGACTCCTGATAGTATGTTTTATCATGCAATTCCATTCCTAGAGCCTGACCTTGAGAAAAATACTTATCAAAATCTAAGCTCTTAAAGTCTTGTAAGAATCCAGCAAACTTTCCAGGTGTCTTTCTGTTGACTTCTTTTTTCAATACTCCGACCGCTGCATTGATCCAATCGCACAACCTTTCACCGATTAAGATTCTCGCAGTCATCGCCACATCTTCGTTTGTTTCTTCGGCTTGGTCTTCGTCGTCTGATTCCACTGGAATAAAGTTCGCATTCGGTTGATAAAACTCATTACCCTTTCCATCCGGTCTAGGGTTGCGGTTCGTGCTCGCTCGGTATTCGTCTGGACTGACTGCGCCGTTCTGAGCCTCGATAGCAAATATCTCAGCTTGTTGTTTTCGATCCATTGCCAATAAAGCACTGGTTGAATGCTCGAAGTAATGAGTGTCATTCTCTCGCTGAACTCTAGTCAATAACTTCAATTCACATTCACCAGCAATATCACATAACCGGCTAGATAATGTCTGGTCGTAATAGTTTCGGTTATCCTCAGCTCTCGAACCGTAGCCACCTGAATCGGGTATACCTAGCTTTGATGGTGGGATATTAAACCACTGCGCAACTTCCCTAGCTTGGTGCGTTCTAGTCTGATCCATTTGCGACTTCTCCGCATCGATTTGAATCGAATGAAATTTCGCACCATCACGGAGAATAACCGTTTGAAATGCCTGCCCTGCGTACTTCTTCTGAAAGCCTTGTTCCAGGTTG